GCTGACCGTGATTTTCGCAACATTGTTATTTTGGGGGTGGTTGTGAAATTAAATAAAACAATGACAGCGTTTTTATTATTTTCTCTGTCTTTCTCCTGTAATGTCCGTGCTGATGCTTCACTGGCAACAAATACTTTTACATCTGAGTTATCAGGTGTGATTAACCGTAAACTGATTTCTCTTGGTGCTGATGCAGCCGCAATATCTGCAACGCTTTCCGGTTATTCGCGTGCGGCAGCTTCTTTTGCGTCAAATTATGCGGCTTCAATTGGAATATCATCTTCGGCAATGACCTGGAGTACGCTTGCTTATGGGCTGGGTGTAACGACTGTCAGTATTGGTATTTATGCTGTTGGTAAACCTTTTGCGGAAGAAATTGCAAAGCTGGCTCTTGAGAAAAACGGGTATAATGCCTTTTTCTCGACACCTGCCATGTCCAGTGGGTCGAAAGTCTGGATTGGGTCAATGTATTCTTGTGGCTCTGTTATCAGTACATCTCCTTTTTCAGTGGCTTCGCAGCTTTTAAATTGTCTTTCGGCTGAATCTTCTCCGTCTCTGACTCGTTCCTATTACTCCCCTAAGACTACTGTTTCTTCTCTTGAAGGTTACACTTTTTACTATATTTCGAAGTATAAAGGTCGATGGTCTGAAAGTTCTTTATATGTGTATTCTTCAGTATTAGGTTCTGATTCTGATACTTATTGTGACCAGGGACAGGTGCTTTTTACACCTTCAGGGGGTAGCTCATCCTGTATTGCAGCGGTTACTGAGAATCCGTTTTCATCTGATTATTCCACACCAGTTATTTCAGGTAATAATCTTGCTTCGCAGGATATCGCCGATATCCTTAATGGACTGACAAAGCAGTTAGATGGCCTTTCATCTTATGACGGGGTTTCATCGTCTTCATTGTATTTTACTGCTTCTGATGTTGATAATTATCGCTCGACTGTAGATATGTCCGGTGGTGATTCCGGTGGTTTCACCGGAACAGGAGAAATAGCCATACCGCCTACGCCGGAAGGTGACACGGAATCATCTGGCGGTAAATATACGCCTCCGGTTGTTGATCCGGATTTTACCCCAGTTTCTGGTAATGGCAGTTCTGGCTCCAGTGGCGGAACGGGGTCAGGCACCGGAACAGGCACCGGAACAGGTAGCGGCACAGGCACCGGAACAGGCACCGGAACAGGCACCGGAACAGGCACCGGAACAGGTACCGGAACAGGCACCGGAACAGGTACCGGAACAGGTACCGGAACAGGTACCGGAACAGGTACCGGAACAGGTAGCGGAACGATAACCGGCGTCGGAACAGGGTCTGCCAGTACCACGGTAACAGGTGATGCCACGGTAAATGTTAATGTGACCGTGACAAATGATTTTGGTACTGCACCGGATGTATCCACGCCAGATATTTCATCACCTGAGCCATCATCATTTATCTCTCCGTTGTGGGATATGTGGCCTTCTGCGCGTGATTTTTCACTGACAATTCCACGGGGTCAGTGTCCTGTTTTTACATTCAATATCTGGAATAAAGATTATCAACTGGATACTTTTTGTGTGCTGCTTGATACCGATGAAGTCAGGGCCACTTTCAGGGTGATTATGACGCTGATTGGCTCCATGCTTTCATTCTTTATTGTTCTTCGTTCCTGATAATCAGGTGGTGAATTATGTTTGCCATTTTTATTGCTGCAATAAATACTGCTCTTGGTTTTATTTTTCGTACTGCACTTATTAAGTTTGTAATGTTTTCTGCGATTTATATTATGGTTGCAGAGGTTCTTCCTTTGATTGTGACTCATCTTCCTGATGGAAGCAGTATTTCCTCGCTTTTTTCAGAGTTGCCTTCTTCTGTTTTGTGGTTTCTTAATCTGATGTCTTTTGATGTTGTTTTGCCCATGATGGTTTCAGCCATGTTTACGCGTTTCTTTATTCGCCGTATTCCATTCTTTAATTAAACGGGTGATTTATGGCCATTACTGCATATATTGGTGTGCCGGGTTCCGGCAAATCTTATGAGGTTGTTAAATCTGTTATTATTCCGGCTGTTGCATCAGGCCGAAGGATTGTTTCCAATATCTACGGACTGAATTATGAGGCTATTGTTCAGTATTGCTATAAAAACAAACTGATACCTGATGATGTGTCACCAGGCGAAATCATTCATGTTGAAAATGAACGGGTGATGGCACCTGATTTCTATCCGGTCAAGGGAAATCAGGATAAATCACTTTGTCAGCCCGGTGATTTAATTATTCTTGATGAGTGCCATCGTTTTTTTACATCAGATAAAGCATTGTCATCTGATGCACGCATTTTTGCTGCTGAGCATCGTCATTATGCTGATGAAAAAACAGGGCAGACCTGCGACCTTGTTCTTATTAATCAGGCACTGACAACGTTGCCCCGTTTTCTTCGTGAACGTATTGAGCAGACATTCAGAATGAAAAAACTGATTGGTCTCTCTCATAAAAGTTATCGTGTTGATATTTTTGACGGTTCCAGAACAACAAAGGCAACGCATCTTTCAAATTATGTCTGCCGTTACAGCAAAGATATTTTCCCTCTGTACAGCTCTCATGATGTTAAGGGCGCGGTGGAAACAAGAACTGATGCCAGGGCAGTTTTGTTTAAACCGCAGGTTATTGTTTTGTTTGTTTTTCTTATATTGCTTTCTGTTTATCTCTTTTTTAGTTTCCTTTTGCCTTTTTTTAATCCGCAGAAAAAAACAGAACAGGCACAGCAGGCAGCACCGTTACGTTCCCCGCCGTCTTCGACGTCGGTTAATGTTTCGCCGTCACCGGATAATAAAACCGCTCCTGCGCCTTCTCAAAAATGGTGCGTAATAGGGCGTTTTAATGATGGCGACCGGAATTATGTTTTTCTGCGCGATACAGAGAATCGCCTTCGTATGGTTTCTGCGAATAAATTCAGGGGGCTGAATATTATGCTTGAGGGCGAAGTGGATGGCGTGAAAGTTGTTGCATGGTCCTGTAATAATCCGGTTTCTGTCAGGGGGCAAAAATGAAACTGGTCACCGTATTTTTTTCATTTGTGCTTTTGTCGTTCTTTTCTCCGGCTTATGCCGTTTCAGAAAATGATGCAGGGCGTGTTGAGATGTCAATGGACAATGCGCCTTTACCGCAGGTTATCAGTATGGTCTGGCAGCGGGTTTTTAATCGTCCTTATCAGTTGTCGCCGGATATTGCCGGAGACACAAGGCTTGTCAGCTTCTATCTGAGTAAAAATCAGGAGCCGCGAAGCTTTTTTATTTCATACCTTAAACGCCTGAATATCAGCGTCACATCGATGAAGGATGGTGTGGATTACATTTCAGTGATAAAGCAGACTGAGCAGAAAGTGCCGGATGTGGTTTTTACTTATCGTCCACGATACCGCAGCGTGAGTTATTTGTCGGCCATGCTTAACTCTGTGGTTTCTTCGGGGGCTTTCAGTAATCATATCCAGTCCGTTGATTATTTATCTGGCGGTGTGTCCGGCACATCCACGACAGACAGCGCATCGACGCGTATGTCGATGGCGACGGATGCCGAGGTGCTGGTTTATTCCGGTCCGGCTGCGTCCGTCCGGCAGATAGAAAAAATACTGCCGCGTATCGACGTTCCGGCTGAGCAGGTAACGGTGAGCGGCTATGTTCTTGAAGTCCAGACGACGGACCGTAATGCAACGGGGCTTCAGATTATTGCTGATTTGTTCCGTAATAAACTGGGGATGTCTGTGGGTGCACGTCTTGATGGGGGTAATTCGTTTACGCTGAACGTTGGGGGGCTGAATGCGTTTTACAGTCTGATTAAAGAGGATTCACGCTTTAATGTCGTGAGTAATCCGCGCCTGACGGTGCTTTCCGGCAGTAAGTCGCAGTTTACTGTGGGTCAGGAAGTTCCGGTGCTGGACAGCGTCAGCTATCAGGGTAGCAGCGGTACGCCTGTTCAGTCTGTGACGTACAGAAACAGCGGGGCGATTTTTACCGTGACGCCGGTTGTGCTTGACGGACTGATAACGCTGGATATCAGCCAGCAACTGAGTGATTTTGTGAAGACAACGACGGGTGTTAACTCCAGTCCGACGCTGACGAAGCGGGAAATCAGCACAAAGGTTGATGTTAAGGACGGTGAATTACTTGTGCTTGGTGGTCTTGCCAGCAGTAAGCTGACGCAATCGCGGACAGGTTTTTCATTTTTGCCGGGTTTTACAGGCAAATCAGACGAGGATAACCGGACGGATATTATTGTGGTGCTTCAGGCTCGCAGGGTTGGCAAGTGATGCCGCGCCAGCGGCATGGAAGGCGGCATGATGATGTTTCATGTGACGCAGCTGTCAGCCCGCCGAAGCCAGTGAGAGATGACAGAGCAGCAGGAGACAGCGCAACGCGCCGCCTGCCAGACCGCCTTTAAACGGGCAGTCAGCGAGACGAACGACGCAAGGCGTGAGTCGTCCATGCATTGATGTGGCATGTTGATGGAATTGATGATTTACAGCGTTCTGGTGAGGGTCGGTGTCGCTTTCAGTCTGTTTTTACCGCATCTCATTGCAGTGCGTATAAGGTATATGCCGTTATGTTGAATCGGGTGCGGCGAAAATGGCGATCGCCGCGCCCGATTTACACATAACGCTCTTGTACGCACTGCTTTTAACGGGGCATCTTTTTGTCTTATCGATAACTGCTATAACAGTGCGCATAATGTGACACGCGTTATNNATGTTGAAAAGGCCGCTGCGATACTCTCCACCGCAGCGGCCTTTTTACACATAACGCCATTGTGCGCACTGTGTCGTTTTCTGTTGTGTGTTGGCGTATCTGTGACGCCAGCACGTTGAAGAAGAAGAAAAGGGAAGGAGGACGGAGGAACGCCAGCCGCACCCGCCCGCAGGGTCGAGGACGGGAGCGCCTGCCGTGACGACGGACGACGATCACGATGATGATGATTCGTCGTCTGCCGTTACAGATTGCCCAGAAAATGACCGCGCAGCGGTTCGGGAGTTCTGTTACACCCGATATTTAGTGCGGTTTCCCGCACTTTTACTGATTCCCTTTCTCTTTTGCTAGTCGAATCCACATTGCCTTTAGATCCTTGTCCTTTTCCTTTTGGGCATTGACAGTGGCTATGATTTCAACAGGGTCTATTTTTAAAGCATTGGCTATTTTCAGGCACTTATCATGTCCAATTAAAGCCGTATTATTTCTTATTTTTGTCATACTTTGCCTTGGTATTCCGAGATATTGTGCTGTTGCATAATCGCTTTGCAGTTTTAACCTCTCTTTTAGCTCATCTATGTAATCTTCTAACCATTTCATATTTTTGTTCCCTTCGTCTTTTTCCATATTATGTTGCGGTGTAACTTCACTTGCTACGTAACATTTGTATTGACAGTAACATGGCAATGTTCTTATAGTAACATCTATGGTTACGCATATCTTTTTCATGTTCGTTTTATGAATTTTGACTGGTTGAAAGCTCGGCAGGACTTTGGTTTTGAACTGCCCCACATCAGTAATGTGGGTTATCAGCGCATACACCTTGAAACGGGGGAAGTTTCTTCTCTTTCTCAACCTGTTTTTGTTCATGAAGGATCTTTCAGTGACGTTGTTTCTATCAAAATTCGTGGTTCTGAACTGACAATGTCCGGTAATCCGTCTCGGTGGGGAAAGCTGGATAACGTTTTTGGATGTGCCTCAGTGGATGAATGTTTTGGTGTTTTTAACCAGATCTTACGCTCGCTTGGGCTGCCGGAGTTTACCAAAGGTCGTCGACGAAAACTTCGTCAATGTGCAGATGGTTCTTACTGCGGTCATGTATGGGATGGCGCTCAGGTCATTGAGACACACGTGAACAGAAATATTGCTGTTGGTCCGGGCAATGAAAACAGCGTAATACGTGCGCTTTCTATGCTGACTTTTCGTCGTATGAATGGAAATCTACGACCTAATGGTCAGACTGCTGATTTTATGACGGATGGGGGGAAAGTTAATTACATGTATCCAAGTATTTATAATAAAAGTCATGATCTCCTTATCCATTCAATGAAAAAGACAGAGAAAAAATTTGGTACTGATAGTGAAGAATATCGCTACCTCCAGAAATTGTATGAGTTCCTGCTTATATATGGTGTAATCAGGTTTGAACTGAAATTAAAAAGACGCTTTTTGAAGAAACAGAATCTTACTGACTGGGGTTATGCTGATTTTGAAGGTGAGTTATATCCTTTATTAAATGAGTTTGTTGATATACATAAAAAAACGAGACCTTCTACTATGGATGTGAAAAGTGTTGCTTCAGAACTTTTAGAGAAAAAGATAGTTGACACTGTCAGGGCTGCGCATACAACTGCTTTTTATGCGTATTCATGGGCTAATGGTGAACGGTTTGATTTATCTAAAAGGCAGATTAAAGAGCATCGGGCAAGACTTCGTAAAATTGGTATAGACATCGCGCGGGAATACAATGTTTCTCTGTTTCCTGGCGTCATCATCAGAGAAATTAAAGAAATTGAGTTTAATGATGTTGTTGTGAAACCAGATTTTTATCGTGAGCGTAAAGCAGAACTATATCTTGTTGCTTAAGGAGATTTAATTATGGCTAAGATAACGCTTGATACCCGTGACCTTCTGATTGTTGTTGTAGAAGAAGGGGATGATGTTATTGAAGTAAATACTTTTTCCTATCAGGAAAAAGATAAGAATGGTGAACCAGTATTTAATGATGATGGTTCAAAAAAGATGGTTGAGCGTGAATCACGTATACAGAAGATGTTATTAGAGCGTGGTCGCGAGCGTATTGAAATCGTTGTTCCAGTTAATGATGGGCAGCCACCATATTCGGTTGGTCGTTATCTTATTCACCCTTCATACTTCAAAGTCAATGAACGCGGAGCCATTAATACAGCACGTCCGTGGGATTTAGTTTTTATCCCACTGGATTCAAAAGATGGAAAAGACAAATTATGAGTAGGGATTTCGTCGGGCTTATACAATCTTATTACAGTAAAGGTGTGGCTGAGTTTTCCTCCTCTAATTATTCGGTTGCATTTGACATATTCATTGTGTGTATGAGTCATATTTCACTGTTGCTTAATAATCCTCGCATTCCGCTGGATTCTTATGAAATGACAAAGCTGATAAGGCTTAATGCACTTTGTTTAAAGTTCATAGAGGACTGTAAATGTTTAATGTAACATATGTCGGCTAATTCGGATTCAGTTTCCACGCAAATTAATGCTGTTTGCGTGGGGATACCTGATGTGTCGGGGATTGATTCTTCGGCGTTTTTAACGGGGTTTTCACTGCCAGTATTTTGTTTTTTTCTTGGCATGATTATTTCCACAATCTGGAGTCTAATAAGGAGACTTTAATTATGTTTGCAAAAATGACTAATTTTTTTAAGGGTGTTAATAAGAAAGGTGCAGTTTTATCTCTCTCCGCTGCTTCTGCTCTTGCTGCATCTCCGTCTTTTGCTGAAAGCACAGTCGATTTTTCATCATTGACTAGCAGTATTGATATGTCTTCTGTTTCTGCCGTTATTCTTTCTATCGGTGTTTCAGGAGTGGCTGTTTATCTGACTTTTGCTGGCGTTCGTAAGGTATGGGGTGCCGTCAGAAGTATCTGAGTTGTTTTTATGGGGAAGGGCGGATATCCGCCCTTTTTTGATCGGAGTTCTTTATGTGGGAATTTATTTTCATGATGTACGGCTCTCTTTGTGGGCTTTGTTGTGTTATGGGTTTTAAGAGTAATATGTGAGTTTTTATGCAAAAGACAGAAATCCGGCTACAAATACCCGTTGATGTAATAAAGAAGATAGAAAAAATTATCGAACGACAGAATATAACTGTTGATGATTATATTGTTTCATCTGTTTCAGAAGTTGCTGACCGTGATTTTC